ACGACGCCAGAAATGCGCTCGATATGCCGAACCGCTGCGTCCCGGTATTGCTCAATCAGGCTGTCTTCGTCATCGTGCAGAACCCGGCAATGCTCTTTCGCCTCAGTAAGCGACAAGATTGCATCACCCGCCAAAGGGGTCAGCCGGGTCAGCGTCATAGTCAGGCAGCCGCCACTGCACTGGTCGAGTTGCTGTTCGCAACTGCCGAAACCCCGAGATTAGTCGCGATAACCGTTCCCGAGATAACAGCGCCAACGTCTGCCAGCGTCAGGACGTAAGTTGCCCCAGTCGCGCCAGCGATAACGACACCATTGCGCTTCCAGATGCGCTGATAGGCGTCGGGCGTATTCGACCAAGTGCCGGTCGAAAGCGAAAGAGTCTGCCCCTGCGTTGCCGTGCCGGTAATCGCAGGCGCGACCGAATTGACCGGCAGCTTGGCGACGGCATCAGCGGCGCGGCTTGCGGCGCGGCGTCCACCATAGGTCTGGCGAGAAGTGCGGGCCATGTTACTTGCCTTTCCGCTTGATTGCAGCAGGTTCAGCGGCCTTGTTCTCCGGCGCAGAAGCCAGCCCGCGTGCGATCAGTTCCTTGGCAGTAGCCTCGCTGACCTCGAACTCTTCGCCAGGCCGCAGCGGCGTGGCGCGCAATTCCGAGATGTGCAGCGTATCGGTCGCAATGAGTTTCATCGGTTGCTCCTTTCTGGACAGCCGCTGCGAACGGCGGTCTAGAAAAGAGGGGGCAGCGCGATGCCGCCCCCCCGGTATTACGAAGTCAGATCGGTGATCTGGTCGCTGAAGTCGCCCTTGACGAACGCTTCGGGGCGATACACCGCAAGCGCCAGGCGCTCTTCTGCGAGGATGGTGACCAGGTTCTTGCGGAAGTTGTCGCTGTCTTCCGTCGAGATTTCGACGCGGGCGTCTTCCCGGTCGAAGATCTGCGCTGCCATGCCGAACGCGCCGACCAGGAACTTGTCCACGGTCATCGCCTGGGTTGCGACTACAGGCAGGCCCCACAGACGCGGCTGCGCCGAATCCTGCGGGTTGCCGATGATGTATGCACCAGCGGTGTCCTTGGTGGTTTCGATGCCTGCCCAGTCGGTAGGATGCAGAACCACACCGTTCGGCGGGAACTCGGCAAGCGATGCCTGAAGCATTGCGATGCGGATCACGTCGATCTTGGTGGGCGAAGCGACAGTCGCTAGGTTGGCCGTCGAGGCGGTCGCCTGGGTGTAGATGCCGTTCAGGTTCACACCGCTGCCCGAGCCGTTCAGAAGCTGGTTTTCCTCGACCAGTTTCAGGCCATAAGTCAGGCGGCCATCGATGTAGCTCTGCATCATCGGAGCGTCATCGAGAATCTGACGGGTTGCCTGCACCCAGTGCGCGATGGTCGTGACCGAAGTGGTCACAAGGTCGAACTTCAGTTCCGACTGCGGCTTGGTCGTGCCACCGGTTTCGGTGTGCGCGGCTGCCGAGTTGGTGAAGCCGGTTTCCTTCGGATACTGGATGGAAGCCTGCGAAGTGCGGCCCGGCATCAGCAGATCGCGGATGGTCAGGCGACGGACAACAGGCGGCACGATGGGCAGGAACAGGCGATCGAGAACATCACCAGCCGAACCATCGGCATCGGTGGTCAGGCTCGAAATGATCGCCTTGGTTTCCATCGAAAACTTGCCACGCGCGCCATTTTCGATGAACGACTTATAGCCCTCGCTTTCGATCAGGTCATAGCCGGCGGTCTTGGGACGATGACGCTCGTTGCTGCCGCGCAGAGCAATCTTCTGCTCCATTTCGTCCAGACGTGCCTTGGCTTCATTGACAGCCGTGATGGCTTCGTCGGCTGCCTGCTTGGCACCAGCGGCAAGGGGCTCACCCTTTTCCGCCTTGCCCAGAGCGTCGGTGGCAATGGCCTTCAGTTCGTCGAACTTGCGATCGAAATTGGCCTTCACTTCCACAGCCAGTTCGGCTGCGGACTTCGTTTCGGTAGTCATGTTGGGTTTCCTTTCGGAGAGGCTTATTCGCCTGTCAGGTCAATGATTTCGGCTTCAGCCATGGCGGCCCAGAAGTCCGATGCTTGAGGTTTGTCAGGTTCCCCCTGACCAAGACGCAGGCCATGAACGCGCACCACGCGCTCAGCCTCCGAGTTGGAAAGGCCGAAGGTTTCCTTCAAAAGCCCTTCCCACTCGCGCTCGCTCAGCCGTTCCCCGGCTGCCAGACGATTGCGAGAATCTTCAAATTCCTTGACGCCAGATACCAGCGCCTTCGGGTTCATTCCGATGGTGACAAGCGAGACTTCGTGAAGCGCCAGTTCGACCAGCTCGCGCACCTTGCCCGCCATCCGCTTGACAAGCGGGTCATAGCCGATCGAGAGGCCCTCAAGAGCGCCGACGCTGACAAGCTCGTATGCTTCGCCGCCATCGCGCGTCTTGGTGGCAATCCGCCCCTTGGTCACAAGGCCTTCGTCGGTTTCCTGAAACTCGGTCCACTTGCCAATTGGCCGCTTGGTGTCGTGATACAGCAGCATCGGGACACCGCTGCGGCCTTCAATCGACTTGGTAAGAGCGCCCGGCAAAATCCGGTCATTGCCAAGATCGACATTGCCATAACCGGCTGCCAGGCCCTCGATATAGCCAGTTTCGTCGATCCCTTTGACCTGAAGGCCGAAGTTCTTATGGAGCATTACCGCCCTCCGGGGCTTGTGTGATCGGAACGTTCTGCATCTGCATCCGGCTGACATCGCCGCCCTCAACGGGAGGCAAGTTTTCCAGCCTGCGGACCTCGTTGATGGTCATCGCGCCAATTTGGGTCATGGTGTTGTAGAAGCTTGACCGGCCTTCGCTGTCACCGCGCAGCAGGGCTTCCAGGTTGAACTCCACAGTGATACCCTGCGCGCGATCGGCAGGGGTCAGCATCTGCTTTTGAACGGCTTGTTCGATACGCTTCAGACGGCGGCGTAGGGTGAACTTCTGGAACCCAAGAACGTCAACTTCTTTGCCGGTTCCCCAGTTAGACGAAGCGTCTCCGAAGCCCACCATCGCGGGCGGAACGCCAAAAATCCGGCAAATTTCCTCGCCGCTGAACTTGCGGCTTTCCAGCATCTGCGCGTCTTCCGGCGTGATGTTGATCTGCTGCCATTTCATGCCACGATCGAGCAGCATCGGCTTGCCGGAGTTGACCGACCCCTGAAAATTCTCTTGCAAATAGCCGTTGAACTCTTCCCGCTGCTCGCGGGTCAGGGTGATATTGGGCTCAGTCGAAAGCACACCAGAAGGGCGCATCCCGTTTGCAAACGTGTTACGAGCAGCGTTCTCTGCTGAAATCGCACCAGAAAATGCAGACCGGCACGCTGCCAATGCCGAAACGCCGCTGATCGCAGTGCCCATTGCGCCGCGAATGTGCAGAATGTCCGTTACAGCGCGGGTCTGCTGCTGCCCATTTTCAGACCAGCGATACTCAAGTGGGCCTTCGCGGGTGCGCCGAACAGTTACAAGGTCCGGCCTGATAGGCGTCAGAGAAAAAACAGACCCGTTATTGCGCCGCTCGATGACCGCATAGGCATTGCCCTGAAGCTCGATTGCTGCCGCCATGAACTCCCAGAAATCGAGCGCGGTCTGATCGAAGTTGGGGCTGTCATGCAGCACGAAATAGAGCGGATGGTCCCGCGCGACTTCACGCACGCCATTGACGGTTCTGTAAACCATCAAGGGGAGGCTTCCGATCGTCCCGGCTATCAGGTTGACACAAGCCCAAGTGGCGGAAAGCCCAAGAACACTGCCGCCGGTGCTGATCGTATCATTATAATTGGCCAGCGTGACTTGGTTGGTGCGAAAATTCTGGCCATCGTGGCGGCTGACAGCCTGCCAATTGGACAGCGCACCCAGCCCGATGATCTCCTTGCGCTCGATTTCAGGTTCTGGCTTGCCTGCAAGCAGCGCCTTCGCTCGTTCCCAGATGCTCACCGGCTATAGCTCGCAATCCAGTCATCAACAGGGACTGAGGGTTCTGCTGTCATCGCCTCAACCCCTTCAGCCATTGCCAGAGCGACCATGCCGTCAATGCGGCCCGTCGCCTTGCTCTTGTCCAGTTTCCGGTTGCCAGCCGGGTCAGGCACAGACACCGCGTTCGCCGCGCACATCGCCAGCGCCGGGTGTCCGCCATGCCGAACCCGCTCTTGCAGCAGATCAGCCTCCAGCGCGTCGAGCGCCGGGGCCATGTCCTTGTAACCCTGTCCGTGTTCCTTCAGCGGCAGCTTGACGCCCTGGCCATCAAGAGCCGCCTGCATCCGGTCCATGCGCCAGCGGTCAAACCCGATCGCCGCTATCGGCAGATCAGCGGTCAGCCCGCCAATGTCTTTCGCCACATGGGCGTAATCGATCACCTTGCCCGGTGTCGTCCGTATCAGGCCCTCGCGAACCCACACGTCATAGGGCGCGCGGTCCCGCCGTGCTGCCTCGACAACGCTGTCCTGCGGCATCCAGAAATAGGGCCGCACATGCAGCACGCCATCCCGATCCCGTGCGGTCAGCACAAGCGCGGTCAAGTCGGTCGTGGCTGACAGGTCGAGCCCACCATAGACCGGGCCTGCCAGGAATGCGTCATCGTCCGGCGTGCCGTTGCCTGCCTTCCAAACCGATGCCGACACGAAAGCCGCTACCATGTTCCGGCGCTGGTTGAGCGTCAGAACTCGAAACGTGTTTTCCGCCGCTGGCATACGCGCCGCCTGGCGTGCCTGCTCTTCAACGTCCTTCTCGCTGCGGAACAGCCCGAGCGCCGGGTTTGCCGCCTTCCACGCTTCCCGATCCATCAGGTCGCAGTCATCAGGCGCGGCATAGACATGGCTTACTATCGTCGGGTCTTCAGACCGCTCGGCATCGTCCAGCCATATCGACATCAGATCGGCGTCGGTCGGTGCCTGCGTCGAAATCACCAGCAACAGCGGCGCTTCATGCGCGCCCTGCGATGTCGTGATGGCATCGACGAAATCATTTTGCGGACCCTTGACCTGCCCCATCTCGTCAAGGATCGCCAGAAACGGCGAAAGCCCGTGCGCAGTCTTGCCTTCGGCTGCCAGCGCCTTGTATTCGGTGTTCATCGTCAGGCCGATCAGGCGCTTGCCAGATGGCACGATGCGGATGATCTTTGACAGTTCCGGCGAAAGCTGCACCATCTTGCTCGCCAGATTGAACACCAGCGCCGCCTGGTCACGCGAGAGCGCGCCCGAAACAAGCTGGCCGTTCAACTTGGCTTCCGGCCCGACCAGAAACGCCAGCAGCAGGCAGGCAATCAGCGCCGTCTTGCCGTTCTTGCGGCCCACCGAAAGGTAAGCGCGCCGCGTCCCGTGCGGGTTATCGAACACCTCCAGGATGAACCGCTTTTGAAACTCTGCCAGCCGGATCGGCTGACCAACATGCGCGCCCTCGGGAATGATGCAGTAGCGTTCAACGAAGGCAATTATTTTTTCGCCGCGCGTCACTGGACGGTAGGCCTCGCCAGCAGCTCATCATCCAAGCCGCCCTGAATCTCGCGTGACTGCTCTTTCCGCGTTCCGGCGTTCCTGTTGTCCCCGGCATTCCTCGCGCGCGCGTGTAGCGCCAGCGACCGGCGAAACGACAAGATGTCACCAGTGAGAGACTTGACCGCCCGCGCCCTCGGGTTCTCGACAGTCGTGCCGTTCTCACGAACCGAAATCATGCCCTCCTTGCGTAGCGTGCGCTGCTCTTGTTCAAGCGTCGCCATCGTCCTAGCCAGCATTGCCGCCACCTCGATCGCATGTTCGGTCCATTCCGAACGGGCGAACTCTTCAATGACGTTCTCGAAAAACGGCCAATCCATGTCATCCAGCGGCACATGGCTGGGGGGGCGGATTTGCCGGGCCGAGCCCTGCATGATCTGGACCGCCGCAGCGTTACTGTCGACGCGCTGCTTGCGTGCCATATTACCTCACGATTTTGGGTTTAACGGTGATTCCGACTTTCACGCCGGTCTAGAAGCTGCCAGCTCACAAGGTTTGGGAGCCCCCCACCTATCAGCCGATCAACAGCAGTTGACCAAGCGGCAAAGCACCCTTGGAGCCGTTGCAAGCTCTACACGCACATGCCGTATTCTGCCTTGTATGCCTTCCACCAGCAGATAGGGGAACTATGTGATCAAGCTCAGGCGCATTGGGCTTGCAAGTCCCCCTAGCGGCCTTTGGTGTTCTGGCGCCGCAAATATGACAGCGCCATCCATCTCTTTCAAAGACCTCGAACGGGTCAAATCGCTCAGCGTCTACGCCTCGCTCGATTGCACGCCGTCTCGCCTTGGCCGCTCGCTTCATGCGTTGCCCTGCGTCGCTGGCCAGAAAAGCAGCTCTTGCTTCCCTTCTAGCCACGTCCCTGCACTTTGCGCACCTTTGCGCGCCCTTATGGACAACAACACCGCACTGTCTGCAATGCTTGACTCTGGCTTGTCGGGCCGCTTCCAATTCGGCGTTATACTTTGCCTGCGCGCAATCACCGCAAACCCTGCGCCTTGGATCAAGGGGAGCGCCGCATGAACACAGCCTTGTGCTAGGAACCTTTCTCTGTCGCTCTCTTTCGCGAGCAGCAAGCCATGCTTCCGGGTTGGCTGATTTCCAAGCGCGAACCTTGCAGGCATTGCCGCAATACAGAGGCATAGGCCCGATGCCGCGATATCGCCGCTCCGCCTCCTTGCCGCATTGCACACACGTGATTGTAACGTTATGAAACTGCTCAGCCATCATCGCACCTCGAATGCGTTGTGGTTAGGGCCGGGCGCTGTTGACGCAGCGTTTCCGGCCCGAATAGCGTATTGTTATATTGGGAATCCATCAACCCCAAAGCGGGGCTTAATCTTGCCGCCCTTCTCGATCCGCTGCTTGTCACTATTGTGACATGTCGAGCAGAGCGACTGGAATGGCCCCGACCAGAACTTGCCTTCATCACCACGGTGCGGCTCAATATGATCGCACACAGTGGCGACAGTAACGCGGCCATGACTCTCACATAGCTTGCACAGCGGATGCTGAGTTAGCTGCCTCGATCGCAAGCGCTGCCAGCGTGCTGTCTTGTACCAGCGTTTATATTCAGGCACACTGCCAGCCATGATTGAACTCATCGCCCTTATGATGCTTGGCCCCATATCCAAGTGGGAGGACAAGCAGCCTGACCATCGTTATGTCTCTGCCGTCAGCCTTGGTGATGCAGAGCGGTGTCTCATCGACGCAGATGGCTGGCCTGTGCCCATGGTCTACAAGCAGGCCGATCGACCTAATGCAGCCATGTTCGTCTATACCGCAATGTCAGGGACGATAGGTGGCAGGATCGACCTGATCCAGAAGGATGATGGGCTCCATGTCGTAGCGTGGAATGGACCTAAGCAGATTACCAAGTGTGCGCCGCCGAAATAGGCGACTGTATTTCTGCCACGCGCTCAGTGCCGAACCGCTGTTACCAGTGGGCCTGTGTGATTGCGTCGGGTGATGGTGGCAAGGCCGGGGCCTGTCTCTGAAACTTGCCGGGAGGAGCATGTCGTTGCTCACACCCGGCACTGGACTAACCAGTATGCTTTCTCGTTAATGCCTGGGCGATTGACGCAGCTCTAAGCATTGCCGTTTCCATAGACGAAAAGTTCCGCTTGCGCAATAGCATTAATGCACGACGCGATAACGAGATTGCTTGATCCCCAGCGCTGGATCGCCTCGCCAATGCGAGTTTACCATTTCCAGCCTGCCGTTCCTGACACGTAGATGCGCCCGGCAGAAATGCAAGCATTTGCGGCCCGTAAGCCTGACTTCTTGTTCTGTGCCGTCATCGGCCTTGTAGGTCGGGTTTGCTTCAAGGGTAATCTCGGACCATGCGCGTAACGGATAGCTGCCAATAATCTTTTGTTGCCTAAGTAGATCGCGCTCTAATCCCCTATGTGGAGCATGAACGCGGCGACCGATCAACCGCGGCGTGTTTATGATCGCCAGTGCCGCATAAACCTCGAATGGGCTCAGGTGATTCCAAGACAGCTCGGCAGCGCATAACGTCAATTTCCGCCTTTGTCGGTTGTCAGCCAAGTCAGCGCCCATCGGTATGATCATACGCGCCAACGAATAGCACCCAACCTCTGACCGAGGGATTTTATCTTCGTTGGTTGATGGCCAATAAAAACAATCTTTCCCTAACTTTTGCTCGAGAACTCGGACGTATGAAGCTGTCTCGCAATCATCGCTTTGCTCAATCAATATGCCATGTCGGCTATACACCCCATCTGAGCTAACAACCATTTCAATCCATGTCTTCGGGGCTGGCAAAAAAGCTCTCTTGCCATCAATGCCGCCTTGCCGGAACTTTTCAGCGATATCCTTTACCATCTCAGAGACAGCGGCCAGATCAAAACAGGCCGCGCCATTCAGCAAATGGGGTAGGCCAGTATCATGCAGCATTCTATCCCGGTCCTTTTTGGGAAGGGTCAGTTGCTTAGCGATGCGATGATAGAGTGGCGACATTTCAAATTCTCCTACACCATCCTGAGATACATCGCCAGCCGATCTAGCGCGTTTCGCATCTGCGCTATGTCCCGATCTCGGGCGCGGTGCGACAGCTTCGGGTAAATGTCCTCCAGCAGAAAGCGGTCCATATGCTCCCGCATCGCCTGCGGCCATTGCTCGCGTGCCTGGCGGAACATTTGCCGCGCTCGCCACTGCGCTTCGGTGCGGGGCAATCCCGCTTCCTGAACGCCGCCTGTCGATCGCTCGCCATAGCTTCCCGTTACCTTGGCACCAAAGGCGCACTTGTGGTGCGTGTTGCGATACCAGTCACCTGCATACCACTGGACGAGGGATAGCTTGCCAGCGCGGTGCAGCCGGTCAAGGTGGGCGATGCGGAACCGGCGAACGCGGCTGATCTGCTGCTCGTTCGGGTCAATCTCAGCAGGGTTGACGAACTCGCTGTAATCGCCTTTCGACAGACGCTCGGGGGTGGCATCCAGGCGGTCCTGCACCTGCTGCGTGCTGATGCGCTTGATCTTCTTGCGGTGTCTAGCCATGCCCTGCCTCCTTGAACCTGATTGTCATGCGTGAAAGTCGCGGATGCGGCTCACCCGCTCGTCGAATTTGACCACTGCCACCCCGCACTTGCCGGGCAGCCCCATACGAACCTTGACGACTGCCAAATCCGCCTCGTTCAGCGTCTTGTCCTTGCGGTGATAGACTAGCCCGTAATCGGCCTTATTTGACCAATGCGCGCTGTCCGAAATGTCGTAGAGGCTCGGAATGCTGTTAGTGCCCTTGGCGGGCTTGGTAGGGTGCGCGACAACCCAGAAAGACACGTTGTAGCGTTTGGCGAACCGCTTGATCTGGCGAATGGCCCTGCCGACATACTCGGTCAGGGTTTCGTCCCGGCCCTTCTTGTGTTCCAGCTCGTTCCACGGGTCCAGAACCACGATCTTGACGCCATCGCGAATGACCGCCTGTTCCACGGTTTCGAGGAACGTCGTCAGGTCGAACTCAAGGTCATCGTCGAGCGCGTTGGTGACGATGCGGA